CATCCTGCGGAAGTCCTTAAGGGCTTCACTTAATGGCCGATTGTTGGCCTTGGACGCGAATGCGTTTCGCACGATATCAAACGCCGCGCCGAGTTCCGCCAACCGGGTGCCGAGGATCTGAACTTCCGCGATGCCCGTGCGGATGAACCGCCCCATAAAGCCGATGGCATCCCTGAGTACGTCGAACGACGCTGCTGCATCGTCCGTGGCTCCCAAAATCTCCGCAAACACGGGCAGCAGCGCGGCCCCCATCTCTGCCCGAAGGTCTGCCATGCGTCCCTGTACGCGCCGTGCGGTGTTGGCGGCGCTGTCCTGCGTCCGGTCGAGGTCGCCAACGGCCACCCCGGCCTTCTCTGTGATGAGCGCCAGCGTTGCAGTGGCCTTTTCCTGCTGCGTCAGGGTTGAGGCGACGGTCTTGCCGCTGTCGATCAGCGCACGCTGCTGAACGTCCGTCTCGAGGATGACGATCCCAAGGCGCTTCAGCGACTCGCGCTCACCCGTGATAGCCGAGTTGATGCGCTGAATCGTGTCTTCGGTGGGGAGGTTGTTGAACGATCCGATGTCGGCCGCGAGGCGCAGCACCTCGGTAGAGAAGTCAGCCGATGCGCCCTGTGCGAACCCCATACCCTGCGCGATGGCCGCCGTGGTGGCGGTGAGGTCCTGCGCTGCGACCCTGGAGAGCCCCGCCTTGGTGGCGAAGTCATCGAGGAAGGCGTTCGTCTCGCCGAGCGCCGGACCCATGACGGTGCGGAACTTCGACCCGGTCTCTTCGGCTTCCGATCCGAGGCGGAACATCTCGCGGGCTGCTACTGCCACGGCGCCCACGGCGAGGGCCCGGTACAGCGTCTTGATAGAGTCGCCGGCTCGCTTGTAGGACGCCCCGGTGTCCTCGACGGTGCGCTGGTTCTTGGCGAGTGCTACGTCTACCTGACGGAGCCGCCTCAGCGCCTCGTTGACCTCGATCTCTAGTTCAAGCCGTTCCGTCACGTTGTTCCCCGCTTCGCGATTGAGCAGTCAGGAATGCGGTGTCAGCCGCTCGGATCAATCGAGTGAACCTCTCCTCTTCGTCCCTCGACGTGAGGCCATACCGCGCCGCCGCCCTCTGTATCTTGGAAGCTGGCACCGGGCCCACCACTCCGTACCCCAGCCTGCGTTCCGTGCTGAGTTCGTAGAACGCCCCCACGTACCATTCCAGCCAGTCCGGCAAACGGGGCCTGTTCTCCCAAAACGGTGCACGGCCCGTCTTTATTACGGCTTCGAGTTCTTTGAGGCGCGGCCCCCACGTCGTGCCCCACTCGATCCGTTTCCCAGTCTTTCCTCGTCCTTGGCGATCATCTCCTCGCGGAAGTTGCCCCGCGTGTACGCTTGGAGGATCAGCCAGCCTCGGAACTCCGGGTCACCCTTCAGCATCCGCAGAGCGTTGTCAGGGCTGTACTCGTAGGCGTCCCCGTCCAACGTGATTCCTTCCCACGTCAGAAGCACCGCATCCACGATCGCGCGGTCCAGCACATCGGCCCGGACATCGGTCGGGATGTCATCCGGTACGTCCTTGCCCTGCTCCTGCCGCCACTCGTCGAATAGGCGATACTGAACAACGGTAGCCTCTTGGTTGGGGAGGTGGCGCACCCGGAACCGCGCCCCCTCATACTCACACCAAACACCGTCTCGGACCTTGCTCGGGTCCAGCAGCCTCTCGCGTAACTCCATGTGGGTTTACCTCGTGATGCGGATCGTCGCTCCCGAGACAGAGTCACGGAAGGCGGTGAAGGAACACTCAGCGATGAGGTCCCCGTCCCGACCCTGGTTTGGCACGCTGGCATCCGTAATGCGGATGCTCGGGAGCTGGAAGAGATACGAATTGGTCCCATCGGTCAGCGTGAACTCAAAGTCTACCGCCGTTCCGCTGATGAAGTCGTCATACAGTACCTCGCTCTCAAAGTACTTCCGAATGGTGCCCTCGGCACGGAAGCCACCGATCGCGATCTCGTACGGGTACGTCGAGCCCGCAGCGGGACGGATCTGGTGCGAGTTGGAAAGGTCCAAGCTGAACCCCAGAACACCCGTCAGGGCTGCGGATTCGCTCTCGATGGGGACAACGTCGTCTGTGGCGTTCAGGATTCGCGCCGTCGTCGCGGCACTCTTGGTGCCCAGGTTGGTCGTCGCGGTAGACTGCCCACGCCGCCCAATCAGCCCGAAGGACGCTGTCACGATCTGGCCAGACTCGACGGCAAGCGAGAACGTGTCCACCCTGCATCCGTCGAAGAGGAAGAACCGGTCCGTGGTGCCGATGATGTCATCCATCTGCCGCTCGATGGAATACGACTTCTCCACGATGCCGTTCACGAGTACGTCGGTACTCCAGTCGCTGCCCAGCATCCCCTCCAGCAGGGTGTCCACGTTCCCGTAGGACATCTCGATGTCGATGCCGCCCGCCGTGGAGTGGTCGGTGGGGATCACGTCGGCGGTGTCGCGGGTCTGGATGATCTCGCTCGACTCGATGTAGTTCCGGTTCACCTTGAGGCTGTCACCGGTGGTCCGCATCGTCTCAACAGCGGTCGCCGGGGTGGTTCCCCACGTGACTTCCTCCACGACGTAGAGAGCGGTTTTGTTGGTCTTGCCTGCCATGGTCCTCTCCTCCTAGTAGTTGCTTGACCGGCGGTAGGGGATCACGACGTTCAACTGGTACCATGCCCCATCAGTGCCGACAGGGTTCGTGTACGGGCTTTGAAACGTCGTATCGTCCACCGTGCGCCCCCGAAATAGATCCTCAGCGATTACCGCGAGGCGTCGGGCTTCTACGTCCCCCGTCCCAGCAGGAACAAACACCTGTACAACCGCCACGCCCACGTAGTCGAATCGCATGGACGTGCCTCCGAGTGTGGCTTGCTGCGACTGTGCCGGAAGCACCGCAGCCCGCACCCACGCCTGGCCCGCTACCGGCCGATATTCCCGGTTTGGCCATGCGACGGGCGTTTCAATCCAGTCGTCTACGAGGATGCCGTAGAATGTGGTATCCGCAAGGACCGCGCTCAACGGGGCCTCCGACGTGCCATCTGCCGAAGACGCTCGGCGGTCCGCTCGACCATCAGCACCGGTGCAACCCGTGGCGTCCCGTCGTTCACGTGGACCCCGTACGTCACATTGTTGACGATCCGCACGTTCTCGGGCTTGGTGATGGTGGCCACCTTGGCCGTTCCCGCTGCGATAGCTTCGCCGGAACTCCTGATCCCTGGCGCGGATGCCGTCCGCTCATCGCCTACTTCCACATCCCACGCGCCCCGAAGCCGCCCAGTGTCCACAGGGGTCAGCTCGGTGACTCCCTGGAGCCCCGCGAATGTCAGCGCCTTCAGTTGGTCGAGCACTTGCTCGTTGGCTGCGTCCTCGGCCCGCTTGCGGAACGCCATGAAGAACTGACGCCCATTCCTGAATCCGGTACTCATCCCCTCACCTGCAAGGTGTAGACTGCCACATCATCGCCAGAGACCAGAGAAGTCACCCGGATCACCTCGTGGGGCAGGCCCCGGAGCGTCACGGTATCGCCAGCCTGTGGCACCCTCGTCAGCCCTTCCGCCTTGATCGTGACCTTCTGGTCGCCCATGCGGATTGTGTCTCCATTCGCGAGTCGTTCGCTGTACGCCTCCACGACGCCCTTCACCGCCTGAGTCGAGGGCGCCGATGCCGCCAGCCCGTCCACCGGGTGATAGTACTCGGTCCCCGGCGTGTACATGGTCACGGCGCCGCCGAACTTGTCGATCAGCGCGGCCACCTGGCGGCCTACAGCGTCGAGGAGTGCCATCAGCCCCGCTCCACCCTGCCGTTACCGGCCCTGGCGCCAATCAACGGGGCCAAGAGCCGCGCTACGACATCTGGAAGCCTCGTGGCCGGGCGCCCTTCGGCGATCACCACCCTGAGCGGTCCGATCTGCGCCTCCTTGAAGCCCTCGAGCCCTGTGTCCCCGAACGGATCAGACCCCGCCGCGATGAGCGAGGCCGCCATCTCCAACTGTGCGTCCCTCACAGGCTGCGGGATCACTCCATCGGAGTACCAGTATCCGTCCCGGTCCTCGACTCCCCACCGGGGCCACTCCAGGGCCTGTGACGTGGTGGACTTGTCGCCGAGGTAGATCTCCATGTCGATCCGGCGCGTGGCCTGGATCAATGCGCGGTTCTTGGTGTCCGTCGTCGCAGCATCCCACGACGTCACGTTCAGCCGTTCCTCGAAGAAGGCTTCCGCCTCCGCGAGACTTACGTAGGAATTGGCAGCAGCCCCTGCGACAGTGTCGTCAATCGTCGCTGGCACGCTTCGCCTCCTCCATGAGCGCCACCGCTTCAGCCTCGGACCTTACCGAGGAACCCACCTTGTCGCCTTCTGGGTTCTCGACGTGCCACCACGCGCCATTCTGATGCACCGACAGTGTGGGCACCTTCTTGGTCGCCTTCGGGCGGGTCACCTTGCTCCCGTAGATGGCCGTCACACGGATGTCGGGGGTTCCAACGATCTCCACGGCATCACACTCGCGGGCGCTGATGCCGTCCATGATCCAGATCACCCGAGAGCGGTGCCCTTCTGCGCGCAACTCGTCACGCCTCTGCACGCCATCCGCTGCATCGTCCGGCTGACAGTAAACCAGCACCTCAGACACGGATCACCCCCACGGAAAAAGGAAGGTAGGCGAGGGGCCAGGCAGGATTGCCCAACCCCTCAGCCCAGACTCAGCGGACCAGCATCAAGACCCCGGACAGGAGCTTGCGGTCAGCAACCACAGCATCCCAGTTGGTGCCCGTCTTCAGCTCGGCGTTGGTCGGGTCGATCCCGCCGTTCGTCGTGTCCCACTGGAAGCCCCGGAGCTTCAGGTTGTACGCACCCTCAGCCTGCCACTGGAGCTTCAGGTTGGCCGACCCGGTCATCTGCTCGATGAACACACGGGGCGGCTCGGAGACCGCCAGTTCCAGCGCACCCGGGTAGAGCCCGAGGACGTGGTACTCGTCGATGCCCGAGGACACGCCACTGGTCTGCACCAGATCGGGGCTGTCGGTGATGAGGACCGGACGGCCCAATGTGGCGGGGACCCCCTGCATGATGGTCACGCCATCGGCGCGATACACCGCGTCGGTAACCTGATCCTTCAGGAGGTCGTGGTACTGCTTGGAGTGCATGACCCAGAGCGCCACCTGAGCCGATGCGTCCCCGGCCTTCGCCAGGGTGTCGATCAGTCCCTCGGTGGTGATGGTGCCGCCCGAAGCGGTGTTGGTCACCGTGGCCCCGTAGGTCTCGAGGGCCGCACGGGTCGCGCCGATGGCAGTGTTGAGCTGATCGACGATCGTCGCCTTGGCCGCCTGTACGCCGATCTCGAACGGCATGGCGTCAGGAGAGCGGCCCGTCTTGTAGTAGGCGTCCAATGCGGCCTGATACGGCCCGATGCGCCAGTTCTTCTTGACGCCGATGAACTCGTCCTGAGTCATCTTGATGGGCGTGATAGGATCGTCGGACGTGATGTCCCGCTCGTCGACCGCGACCACCTGATCGGTGAACGCTTCCTGCTCGTAGTGTCCCTTGATGAGCCGGTTGACGATGCGGATCGAGCGAGCGGCCATACCGTTGATGTCGGTGGCCTGCTGAAGGGTCTCGATGAACCCTCCCTGGAACTGCTCGTTGTATACCTTGAAGTCAGATGCGAGCGAGAGAGCCACGGTGTCCTCCTATTTGGTCCGTCGTGTGTGGGTCACGACATCGGCAGGGAGTTGTAAGCATCGAGCCCGTTGGCTGCGATGTACTCGCCCTTCTGCGCCGAAGTCATGTTCTTCCTACTCACGCGGACCGTGCCGCTATGCCTCCCTACCGTACCGCCACCGCTTGCTCCTGAGCCTCTGAACGCGCCCATGAACTCGGGGTCTTCCCGCATCTCCGCGACCAGTTCGGCGGGAGTCATCGGCTCGCCCTTGGCGTTGAAGCGCCGATTGCCTTCCTGGTCCAAGACTACTACACGATAACCCCCGGACTCAGTCTCCTCAAGTTCCGTGCTACCGTGGACATGGGGCAGCAGGAGCTTGGCGGACCCCTCGAGCGCATTGATGGCCTCGGTGGATGCCCGCAGCCGTACCTCCTTGTCGAACTTCTGCTGGAGTGCCTCGGCTCGCTTGGTGGCCTTGTCGAGGTCTGCCTGCCATCGCGCTTGCTTCTCCTCCAACACCTTCTCGTATTGCCCAGCCTTCTTGGCCGCCTCTTCCTGCCCCGCATGGTGCTGCTCGATAATGTCCTTGACGGCCGCTGGCTCCATGCCGAGGTCGCCCCACCCGTTGAGCGCGATCCGCCGTTCTGCGGCCTCGCTTTTCGCGGCTGCGAGGTTCCTGCGCAGCTCTGCCAGTTCGTCCACATTCGTCTCGGTGCTCACTTCCTTTTCTTCGGCCATGCCGATATGCCTCGTCACAGGGGGATCAACGTACCGTCCCGGCGCACCATGTCGCCGAGGGAGCGGCCTTCGCGGAACTGCCTTGCCCGGGTTACCCCGAGCACTTCGACCTGCACCCGCCGCGGCTGATCTCTCAGCCATTGCGAGTATGTCGTGGAGGACGGCACCTCGGTACGCTTGCCCCTCGCTCCACGCTTGGATCCTTCTTCGGGCACTTCACGAGCCGCCCGCGTCCCCTCTGGGGGCTCGCTGAGTCCCACCGCTTCATAGTCCGGGATCGGCACCAATGTAGACCGGCAGTTGATATGCAGCGGCGGGGTGCGGATATCATCCGAGTCTGGCGGCCACTCCTCACCGTCCAGGCTGGCGCATATCGGCGTCGTAGACGAATCCAGCGCGGCAGTAAATCGCACCACCCGGATCAGCCGCTTGTTCTGGCTAATCGTATCCCGCCGTGCCGTCGATGATATGTGCGTCACCCCGGTTCGGATGACGGCTTCAGCCTCCCGACGTGTCGAATCGAGCACCCCACCGCGCACCCGGCGTACCATCTGGTCGATGGACTCACCCTCGGTCATGCCCGACTGGATCTCTCGCCGCAGTCGTACCCTTGTCCGCTGAGTCAAGCCGCCAAGCCATCCCGAGAGCGTGTCGGAAACATCAGGGCCGCCGAATGGGTCAGCGTCGATGATGGCCTTGTAGTAGTTCACCGTCAGCGCACCGGTGGAAAGCTCCACCAATGCCCCGGACGGCAGAGGGCCGATCGCGTCCGCCACACTCGCCACGGTCCACAGCGTCTGCTGGCGCCCCAACCGTGCCAGCTTGTCTCGGACGTCCTTCTCTACGCCCTTGACGCCAGGCGGTAGGATTTCGTCGATGCGCCTGAACAGCTTCTCTAGCCGCGCCCTCCGGTACACCTGAGCCGAAGGCCCTCCCGGGTCAATGCGCTGGATCTCGGCCGCAATGTCCGCGAATACATCCTCCAGGGCTCGTGATGCCTCGGCACTGATCGTGTTCCCTGCCCTTTGGAGGTACACCGCATTGCGAAGCTCCAGCAGGATGGGGTCAGTCGCCACCCAACGTCTCCGGGCCGCCAAGCAATTCCCGCGTCCACCCGGACAAGCTCACCACCTTTCCCTTGAGCTTGTCCGCATGCATGACCCAATCGGGCCGGAACAGCCCGGACTTGCCCCAGTCCTCCACCTCGTCACAGTGGGGACCATCGTCCATTGGCATCCCGCAGAGGAACACGGTATCGCACCCGAGTTCCACCAGCGCGACCCGGACGGCGAATAGACCGGACCCTCCACCCCATTCGTGTGGCGCGATGCTGAACGGCGGGCCTGGTGGGGGCTGACGGCGTGACCACCTTTCGTATTCGGCGGCGCCACCAGCATCAGCCCGCAGGCCCTCCCAGTATGGCAGGTTCGCGGGGTGCAGCGTTGCCCAGTGGTCGATGGGTCCGGTGAACGCCACCCCTGCACGGTTGACCGCGATGGTGATGTCTGCGGGCGGGCACTGCTCCAGATCATCCCGCAGCGACCACCCATGGCCCAGCACTCGAGCGGTGGGCATCAGCCGTCATACTCTTCGGCGTCATCGTCGGGCTGCTCCCGCTGCATCCCCACCAGCATCATGCGTTCCATCTGGGCCTCCGCTTCAGACTCCAACTCTGCCGCCAGCTCCTCCACGTCTACGGAGTCATCCAGCATCTCGCCGCGCCGCAGTGCTGCGAGGAAGTCTACGTGCCTGAATTGCTTCGCGGTGACGAGGGCTGAGAGCGCCTGCACCATCTGCGGCGACATCTCCAGCCCCTTGTAGTCCTTGTTGACCTCGATCTTGCCAGCCTGCTCACGGGGGACGCCCATCCAGTCGGCGTGATACCATATGCACATCTCCAGTGCGTCGCCGAGGGAGTGGGCAATCCGGGCAAGAGATGAATCCGATTCCGTCTTGTCGATGCCGTGGGCCTCTGCCGTTTCCGCTGCCCGTGACTCTCGCACCAGCATTGATAGCGCTAGCGATGCCATCCGCTGCTCGATGTCGTTGAGCTCTTCGCGGCTGGCCTCCATGGCTGCACCCGTCACCTCCAGCAGTGTTGCCTGGGCATCGGAGGTTGTCGTCGAGATGGAGTAGTTGTTCCCCCATACCACCGTTTCAGGGTCAAACCCCGAGAAAAACGGCATGACGATGCGGTTTCTGGCGATGGCTGAGCCATGCTCACTCGATTCCTGCCAGTGCCCGATATTCTCGTGGATCAGATCCGTCAGCGGGGGCTCGATCGCATGAACCCTTCCCGGTGTGCATAGACCGGCACAAGCGGGATATGGTCCAGCGTCGTGGTCTGCACTCCTGTCGATACCCACTCGTCGCCCTCACCATCACGCCGTAGTACCTCGTGGCTGCCGGGCCGCAGCACCCGCAACTGCTCCACTTCCTTCGTTCCGTACTCGCCAGCGTCCTCGGTCACCATCTCGCGGACCACGGCCAGCGTGAGCGACGGTGCCCCGTTGATGTACGTGTAGCGCCAGTTGATGACATCGTCTTTCTTGATATGGATCCAGTACGGCCGGACATCTGCTGTCCGTTCCTCCAGCAGGTTCATAGCCCGCACCTCGCCGCCCTCTTCAACCACGGTGACGGGGAAGTCCACGAGGACGTAGGTGTGACCGACCACCAATGCATCTTCAAGCACATCGGCCACGAACGTAGGCATATCACGCCCCGCCAGGTCGATGTTCTCCATGTGGCGTTCAATGTCGGGTGTGGAGTTGGTGAGCTGCGGCTGTTTCCGTGTCACCATCCCCACATAGGCACGGACCGTCCGGCGGAAGGCGTTATAGAGCCTCGCGACCTTCCGGCGCCTCTCGTAGTCGTCGGGCTTCTCCCGGTGGTGGCGGATCAGGTACGTCTCCCCAGCCTCTCTCATCGCATCGGTGCCAGCGAATAGCGTTCGAGCCCGCTGCACCTCGGGCATCATCGCCACGTACTCGGCCAATTCGTAGTCGGGGCTGTCCTGGTCTGCTCCACGCGCATCAACGGTTGGGAGCAGTGTGGCCCCCCGGAGCATGGCTTTTTGATATGCTGGCGATTCAGGCATGGGTCAGATCAACCGGAAGGGGCGGATAGACGGCGGGTCGCGGAGTAGCAAGAACTCCGACCACAGGAGGTACCCGAGGGCGTCAGGGAGGTGATCGAGTCCTAGGGACTTGTCTGGCACGCTGGTGCCCTCCTTGTATGTCATCCCGTCTAGCGCCTTCACGAGCCCCGTGGCCCTCGGATGGACGCGGAGCCTACGCCGCCCATCCGCCGTGCGGAGGTTGGCTTGCACGTTGTTGATCCGGTCCACCACAGGGGGCGCGGACTTCGGCGCAACAACCCGGAACCCTGCCCTCTCTAGGATCGTGAAGTCCGTCACGCCCACCGGGGCCGATGTTTTGCGCGATCTCCCCGACGGGTCAGGGTAGGCGCGCACACTCCTTGATGGGTAGCGCCGTGTAACCTCCCCCGCCACTTCCTCGGTATTCGACGTGTGAAGTTCCAGCGAGTCGAGGACATGGCACTCGTCCGCTGCCCGCACCGAAACGATCGCGCTCATGGGGTTGACGTTGAAGTCAATGCCCACGAGCAGGTCCCCGCCTGTATCGACCACTCCAGCGTCCACGTTCCCCGCTGGCCACGCTTGCCTGGAGAACTCCGAGTACACCCTACCCGCCAACGTCTCGAAGCTCGCCTCATACTCCTGAGCGAAGAGGGCGGGCGGCATATCGCGCCTCGCTGCCTCGATCTCCGACGCTGCTACCCTGCCGCCCTGGAGCGTCGTGTGGACGTGGGATGACCACCCGTCTTCGCCACCAACGCCCCGGAGCCATAGGTCGTAGGCCCAATTGTAGCCGCGCGGCGTCGTGGAGAACCATGCCCACCCCTGTTTGTCCGAAAGGGCTGGCCGGATCGCCTCGGTCCAGACCGCATCATCCATGAACGCGAACTCATCCAGCACCACCCCATCCAACCCTCGGCCACGAAGGCTGTCGGGGTTGTCCGCACCCTTCAGCGCAATGGTGGAGCCGTTCGCGAGCGTCACCTCCATCCGCGTTTCGTTCGTCGCCCGGACGTATCGAGCATCCAGCAGGTTGCGGAGGGGGAGCCACGCGAGGTCGTAGGCCATTCGGTACGTTGGAGCGACGTACCAGTGGAGGGACCCCGGCTTCTCCACTGCCTCGCTCATCAGCTTCACAACGTCCCCGAACGTCTTGCCGGTTCGACGCCCAGCGATCCAGACCACGAATCGGGCTGGATCATCCATGAGTTCCCACTGCACTCGGGATAGCGTGATCGACGGGCCTTCGACGGCATGGGTCGCCGTCATGCGCTGGGCTTCACTCAAACCCCTCGACGATCCCGGCCTCTCTCTTGTGTTCGGCTTCCTCCTGCTCGGAGCGTGCGTGCAGTTCCCACTCCTTGAGCCTGGTCGCAGGGGTGCTGACGGACCACCCGAGCACCGTGGAGGCTCGGAGTACGATGCGCCGCCCGTCGATGCCGGTGACGTGGATCAGCGAATCTCGGGTGCATCCGCTCGTCACGAACGTCTCGACATCGGCGTCGATGCTTCCCTCGCAGCCGATTTCGATGTCGTACCAGCAATCGCCCGTGTTCACTCTGAGGAATTCCATTGCCCGTCCTTCCGAATGGGGGTGGGGTCACTCTTCGCCGGTCACCTCACGAAGGAGCCGGATCGGGGGCCTCTCGGTCACGGCAACGTCCAGTTTGTCCCCGAACATCTTCGGGATAACCTTCGATAGCCACCATTTCCGGGTATCAACACGGAGCCGGGAGCGGGCGATTACGTCGTGGTTCGTCCGCTGGTTCCCCTCCTCATCGAAGTAGGTGTCGTTCCGACCATCGTCGGCGATGCCCACCAAATCATCCGCCAATCCGAACGCTTGAGCGATGCGGGCTCGGGTGTATTGTGCCGTAAACCCTTCC